GGCGCATCTTTGGCGACTTGCCACAGCCATTTTTCCAACCGGTTTTACCGTGTTTTCGCATCCCCATTGCGCTCGAGCCACTAGCCATCAGTCATTGCTCCATCACGCCGCCCGCTGGAAAACTCGGAATGAACCCTTGAACCAAATAAACAAGCCAAGCACAAGGGAAAACTAACTTTGGGTGGGGTATTTTTCAAACTGGCTTGCACCGTGGTGTTTGTGATAGAGTTTTGACCATGGGTTACGAAAACCTCCTGACTGCGGCAGCGCGGGCAATCAGTTCCACAGAGAGTAGTGGGAATTATGGAGCCGTGGGCCCACGAACAAGGTCCGGGGACCGGGCTTATGGCAACTATCAGGTTATGGGCAATAATATTCCATCCTGGACCAAACGTCATTACGGTAAAGCACTAACTCCACAGGAATACCTTGCCAGTGAAGAGGCCCAAGATGCTGTTTTTAATGGGCAGTTCGGCGGATATCTTAATCAGTATGGAGGCTCTATCGAGGACGCTTCTTCAATGTGGTTTTCTGGACACCCCTATGAGGGCAATAACCGGTCCGATGGGAACTTGAGTGTTCCGCAGTATGTGGCTCGTGTGAAAGGCTATCTGGAAAACCCCGACAGTGGGGCAAAAACCATTCAGGACGGCTCTCCGGCCGGAGGTTTCCCCCCGGGGGAGCAGGTGGCCAAGGACGAATCCCGCATGGAGCGGAGCAGCTCGGATGTCCTCTTTCAAGCCTTGGCCCGGGAAAAGGCTCGTCGACAAGAGTCCCGCGACAATGAGATTGCTCGATTCCAGGAGTTGCAAGCCGCACAAGCAGCTCGACAAGAACAATCCCAGGGCCTGCAAGCCCTGATGAGAGATCAGGAAGCTCCTGGTGGAACATTTGACCGATGGTTTGGTCAACAAGAACAGCGAAGGGTTTGATATAATGGGAATTTTTGGAGGGGGTAAAGGGTTTCAAGGACCTGGTGAGGAATTTGGAAATTCGTGGGACACCTTTAAAACCGGCATTGGCGCGAATGGTCAACCGGGGGTGGGCTATGGCTTCGGCCCTGGTGGTGGTTCAGATCTTGCCCCAAAAACTTCCCCATCACCAACGCCAAAACCAAATGTTCTACCTGCTACAGCACCAGCCCCTGCTGTAGCAGCTGCGCCCACAGCGGCACCAGCCCCCGCCCCAGCCCCGAAAGCCGGGATTGCAACACTCATAGGCAACCTGCTTTTGCCGGGGATTGGAGGCAATATACTCGGAAGCCTGTTTGGTGGAAACGAAGCCAGTGGCTCCACAGGTGGATTGTTTGGTGGTTCCGAAGGTGGTCTTCTTGGAGGCCTTAATCTCGGCGGCCCGGTGCAAAACCCATATACCGGCAACTAGCAGGGCCAGGGTGGCAACAAGGCGCAAGGCATTGCGCCGGATATCCCACCGGACCCGATCCTGGGCCCGGATTATGGGATGGGCTTTGGAATACTCGATAACGGGACGGTGCTTCCCCCAACGCTTGATCCAGACGCCCCCGTGGTCCCTGATCCAAACAACCCGGACCCCGAAACCCCGCCAATAACAGGGTATGAGCCACCTCCACTCACGCCGTACCACCCCGGCAACCCGGAGTACGAATACCCGGACCCACTGTCTTTCAACCCGGTCCTCGGGGCCTCGGGCGTTTATCAGATGCCCGAGGTTTCCATGGGCGCGCTCGGAAGCCTCCTGGACTCGCTGGAGGAACAAAGGCAGGCTCGGCGTGGGTAAAACTGCTGCCCAGTTTGCGGGCCTGCCAGAAACTGCCCTCAAGGAAATGCTGGCGCTTGTCGAGGCCAAACGCCGCCATGATGTGCGCGATGCTGCTTCTGGCCGATTCCTGAAGTTTGCACATCACGTCTATGATGATTTCATAGAGGGCGAGCACCATCGCATCATTGCCAAAAAGCTGGAAGATATAATATCGGGCAAGATCAAGAGGTTAATCATAAACATGCCTCCTCGGCACGCTCTTTATGTTGAAGAGGAAGTTCCAACAACGAGGGGGTGGAAAACAATAGGATCGTTACGTGTTGGTGATTTTGTTTTTGGACCAGATGGAAAACCCACTGAGGTTTTGGGAAAGTCCGAGGTTTTTGAGAACCGCAAGTTATTTCGCGCCATTACTGATGATCGGCAAGAGATTCTTTGTGATGGGGATCATTTGTGGACGGTTCGAATTGATCGAACTATGGAGAAGTTTTTTACATATTCCACATGTCAGCTCGTAGGCAGGCAGGAGGGAACTTTCCTGCGCAAAACAAAAAGTGGGAGGATGGAGGAACGGCCGGGAATTGTCCAACCTGAAAATGTTCGTCTTCCGAAACTGCCCCCATGGCAAGCAGTTGAGTACCCCGCAGCCAATCTTTTGGTTCCCCCCTACACCCTCGGCCTCTGGCTTGGGGATGGACATAAAAACCAGTCAATTATTACCAGTGATGATTGTGACATAAACCATGTTCGGACACGGATCGAGGCGGAGGGGGAACAAACCACTGACCAAGGAACCCCAAAAACTTTTGGGTTCCAAGGCCTGAAGGTGCGTTTGAGAGAACTCGGTGTTCTTGGCAATAAGCATATTCCAGACATTTACATGACAGCCTCTATTGCACAGCGAATGGAGCTTGTCCGAGGTTTGATGGATTCGGATGGTAATATTTCTAAAAAGGGTCAGTGCTGGTTCGCGCAAAAAGACATTACTCTATCAAATCAGTTCGCCGAGATCATAAGAAGTCTTGGAGTCAAAGCCTATGTTGCGGGCTATGAGGTCCCAGGATATGGCATCCATCACAAAACTAGTTTTTATATGGCTGATTGTGCCACAATTGAGAGAAAGAGATCTAGGACTCGGGATTCAAAGTACGGGAGATTTATCAAGTTCAAAGACTCTGGCCGAACAGGCCCCACGCAATGCATCAGCATTGCTCGTGAAGATGGACTCTTTCTTGCAGGACGTGGCTACATAGTTACACACAATTCAAAATCCGAGCTTGCCTCATACCTCATGCCAGCATGGTTCCTGGGCCGGGATCCAAAACTCAAGATCATCCAGGCCACGCACACGAGAGAATTGGCCATTCGATTTGGCCGCAAGGTCCGGGACCTTGTGGACAGTCCGGAATACAGGGAAATCTTTCCTGAAACGGAATTGAAAGAAGACTCCAAGTCCGCGGGCCGGTGGGACACCTCTTTGGGCGGGGAGTATTTTGCTGCGGGCGTGGGGTCCAAGATCGCGGGCCGGGGTGCCGACCTGTTTATCATTGATGATCCACACGCACTGGAGATCAATACCTTGATCCCAACTCCTGAAGGGTTTGTGCGTGTAGCCGATCTCAAGGTTGGGGGTTTTGTTTTCGGTGCCAATGGTCAGCCAACACGTATCCTTGCCAAGTCCGAAGTGTTTCGTGATCGGGAACTTTTTTCTGTTTTGACAGACGATGGGGAAGACATCCTCTGTGATGCATCCCATCTCTGGAGTATTCGAACAGACACCAAATTGACTGCCAAGCACAAAAACTTGAAAACCTCGGAATTGGCTGTTTGGGGCAAGGCCAGTCGCCCATGTCTGCCACGACACGCCCCTGCCCAATACCCAGAACAAGATCTTCCAATAGATCCGTGGGTGCTCGGAGCTTGGTTGGGGGATGGAACATCCTCGCTTGGTCGAATGACCTGCCACCCGGATGACAGGGGGTACATGACCGAGGGTTTTATGGCTGCTGGGTACGAGGTCACAGATCTTGCAGACGAGTTCAGCTTTGGGGTTCTGGGTCTTCGGGCCCAGCTTCGTGATCTAGGGGTTTTGGATAACAAAGGCGTCCCCTCGCAATATTTGCGGGGATCTGTTGAGCAGCGAATGGCGCTGCTCCAAGGTCTTGTGGACACTGATGGAACGGTTCTCGAGAATGGGCAGTGTGGTTTCTACAATTGCAATAAGTCCTTGGTTGAGGCTGTTGTAGAGCTGCTCCACTCCCTTGGGGTTAAAGCCACTTTGCGTTGGTATGACGATCTTCGCGATCGCTGGGGCTCTGCGATGCGCAACTATCGAGTGATGTTCCGACTCAAGGACGCTGCTCGGATGCCTCGGAAACGAAAAAATACGTACTCCCCCAAAGATAAACGTTGCCGCAGCATTGAGGTGCAATCAACTGGTGCGCGCGGTTCAGTGCAGTGCATCACAGTAGAGAACCCAGACGGCCTCTTCCTTGCGGGCCGAGGCTACGTGGTCACACACAACTCAGAGCAGGACATCAACAGCCCCGGAGCCTTCGACAACGCCTATGACTGGTACACTTCCGGCCCCCGGCAACGCCTCCAGCCAAACGCCTCCATAATATTGGTCATGACACGTTGGGGCATGCGGGATATGACTGGTCGCCTGCTCCAGGCCCAAGGCTCGGACATCTTCGCCGACCAGTGGGAAGTCATTGAATTCCCTGCTCTTTTGCCATCTGGTAATCCGACATGGCCGGAGTTCTGGACCCGGGAAGCACTACTCGCGGTCAAAGGCTCCCTCCCGGTGGGAAAATGGGAAGCGCAGTACCAGCAAACCCCAACCTCCTCGGGCGCGGTTGTTGTGAAGCGGGAGTGGTGGCGTAACTGGGACAAGGACACTGTCCCGGAGTTGAAATATATTTTGCAATCCTATGACACAGCATTCTCCGCAAAAGAGACTGCGGACTATTCAGCGATCACAACCTGGGGCATCTTTAGCCCGAAAGAAGATGAGCCAGATTCCATCATCCTGCTGGACGCCCATCGCGGCAGGTGGGGGTTTCCGGATCTCAAGGCGCATGCGCTGGATGAAAACAGGTACTGGGAACCGGATTTGGTGATTGTCGAGGCCAAAGGCTCGGGGCAGCCGCTGGCGGATGAGCTTCGCAAAGGCGGGATACCAGTGGTTACTTACTCCCCGGGCCGCGGCAAAGGCGGAATAAAGTTCGACAAGATGACCCGCATGCACCTGGTTTCGCCACTGTTTGAAAATGGCAGGGTTTGGGCACCTTTGCATAAAAGGTTTGCCGATGAGGTTGTTGAAGAGGTATCTACCTTCCCAGCTGGTGAGCATGATGACTATTGTGATAGCATGACCATGGCACTGATGCGTTTCCGGCAGGGCGGCTTCATTTCTCTCGAAGGGGAGGAGGCCGACGAGGATGAAGAGAACGATCGGGAGTTCCGGGAAAGGGTGTATTACTGATGGCAACAGGATCCTTGACAGACAGGTCCACGAAATATGGCGGGCCTGCGAACGGCGCAATGGAGGTAGAGGTTCCGACAGAAGAGGAGCTGGCTTTTCAGAATGGCGCGGATGTGTCATTTGATGAAGACGGTGGAGCCTTGGTGGAGGAGTCCCTCCCCGAGGGCGCGGCCCCACCTCCAATGGAACGAGAATACAACCACGATGAAAACCTGGCCGAGGTGCTGGAAGAAAGTGTTCTTGAGGCCTTGTCCGCGGAACTGGTGCCGCTGTATGAGGATGACCTGCTTTCTCGAAAAGATTGGGAAGAGGCTTACACCAAAGGTTTGGAGCTGCTGGGTGTCAACTATGACAAGGATCGCAAAGAGCCTTTCGAAGGTGCTTCAGGGGTCACGCACCCACTTATTTCCGAGTCTGTGGTTCAGTTTCAATCTCAGGCATACAAGGAACTTCTTCCTGCCGGCGGCCCGGTAGACACGAAAATCATCGGGGCAAAAAACCTTGACAAAGAGGCGCAGGCGCTACGGGTCAAGGAATTCATGAATTATGAGATCACCGAGGTTATGGAGCAATATGATCCGGATATGGATCAGATGCTCTTCCAACTACCTTTGTCAGGATCCACATTCAAAAAGGTCTACTATGACCCCCTCCACAGCGCCCAGTCGGATTTTATTCCGGCACAGGATTTGGTTGTTCCCTATTCTGCGGTGCATCTGTCAAAAACCCCCCGGGCCACGCACCGACTTCTGAAAACCGATAACGAAATCAAAAAACTCCAGGCCTCTGGTTTCTATCGTAAGGTAGATCTTGTTGAAGGATCGCCGCCAAGCACCTCCGAGATTGAGGACAAAATTGATGAGATGGAGGGCACCACACCATCTTTTCTTTCAACCGATCGACTGCTTCTCGAAATGCACGTTGAATTGGAGATTGAAGGGGAAGAGGATCGTGATAAAAAGGGTGAGTCGACAGGGATTCAGTATCCGTACATTGTGACCATGGACAAGGACAGTGGTGCGGTTCTCGCAATCCGTCGAAACTGGGAAGAGGACGACGCACTTTTCAACAAAGTCAACTATTTTGTCCACTACAAGTTTATGCCGGGCATGGGTTTTTATGGCTACGGCCTGTTGCACATGATGGGGTCTCTGGGCCGTTCGGCCACATCCATCCTGCGGCAACTTATCGATGCCGGAACCTTTTCCAACATGCAGGGCGGATTCAAAGCCAAAGGTCTTCGTCTGGCAGATCAGGATAAACCAATTCAACCGGGGGAATTCCGCGATATTGACACTGGTGGCAACTCGATCCGGGACGCATTGATCCCGCTGCCCTATAAAGAGCCTTCGGCCACACTCGTCAGTTTGCTCGGGGCGATTGTTGAAACCGGCCGTCGTTTTACCTCTCTCGCAGATCAAAAAACCGGGGATGCCAACTCACAGGCTCCCGTCGGAACCACTGTTGCCCTATTGGAGCGTGGCACCCGGGTCATGTCAGCGATCCACAAACGTTTGCATTATGCGCAGAAAACCGAGTTCAAACTGCTCGCGCGCCTGTACTCAAAAAACCTGCCAGATGAGTACCCCTACGAGGTGTTTGGCGCACCTTCCGAAATCAAGAGATCTGATTTTGATGGCCGGGTTGATGTTATTCCAGTTTCCGACCCTAACATCTTCTCGATGTCGCAGCGCATAGCGTTGGCACAGAACCAGTTGCAGCTGGCTCAGAGTAATCCGGAAATACACAATCTCAATGCAGCCTATCGGAGAATGTATCAGGCCCTTGACGTATCAAACATTGATGAAATTCTACCGCCTCCCCCACCTCCTCCGCAGCCCCAGGACCCCGCGAACGAGAATGGTGCGATTATCAACGGTAAAAATCCGCAGGTCTTCGAAGAACAGGATCATGAGGCGCACATCCGTAACCATGTCGCCCTGACCAAATCACCGTTGGTGTCGCAGACGCCGATGGTCATGACGTCTTTGCTTACTCACTGCCTGCAGCACGTGACTTTCGTAGCTCGGGAACAGGTTCAGAGCGAGGTTGCGCTGCTTAAAGAAAAAGAGGCGGAGGAAATGCAAGTGGTTCAAAACCAGATGCAGGAAATTCAAAACCAGATGCAGCCAATGATGGTGGAAATGCAGGAGGTTCAGGGGCGGGCGGCGCAGGGCGTGGCTGATCCAGACCTGGCTTATGCGCGAATACAAGAGCTGCAGACCCGCATGCAGCCAGAACATGCACAACTGCAACAACTGCAACAGAAGGCGCAGGAAATGCAGGAGGGGGCGCAAAACTTCGGCCCCGTAGAAATCGAGGCCCGTGTTGCACAGGTAGAGCAGGAGGTCATGGAGGACCTCATTGTCAGGATCAGCGAGTCCAGCGACATGTCCGCTGACCCATTGGTCAATATCCGCAAGCGCGAACTTGACCTGCGAAGTGAGAAGCAGGCAGATGACAAGGCAGATGATGATCGTAAAAACAGCCTTAATGATAGAGAGGCCACACAGGCTGCCAATGACGTTCAGAAACGGATAGATTCCCAGGAAAGAATTGCGGATGACCGGAACAAGGTGAATCGGGAGCGTATTCAAACAACAAGGGATATCGCGCAGAATAGGAACTCAAATGGTTGATATAAACCATTTATAAACAAGGTAACAACATGGACATTGTTTCTTTTTGTCAGAAATTAAATAAGAAGCTTGACGACAACATTTCTGACGTGTCAGAACAACTCAAGAGTGGTGTTTCCAAATCCTACGAACATTACCGGGAACAGGTCGGCAAGATTCGTGGATTAGAGATATGTCGCGAAGAGATAAAAAGTGTTCTGGAGAAACTCAACGATGACAATGACTGATTTCAAATTACCCTTTGCGGACAAGATGCCCCAGCCCACCGGTTGGCGAATCCTCGTTGCCCCCTATCAAGGTCGGGAAAAAACCTCCGGCGGCGTGATCATGCCGGATATGGTCAAGGATCGAGAGGCCACTGGCACTGTTGTGGCTCACGTCTTGCGGGTCGGACCGCTTGCTTATGGTGACTTGGACAAGTTCGGCATTGCTGAGCAGCCGTGGTGCAAAGAGGATGATTGGGTTTGTATTGGTCGATACGCTGGCTCCCGGTTCAAATTTGAAGGCAATGAGGTTCGCATCATCAACGATGATGAAGTGATTGCTGTTCTGCAGGATCCGGAGGATGTCCAGAATGTCTGACGAAGTGGAGATAGAGATTGATGTTGATGAGGGTGTTGAACTCGTAGATGAGCCCGCTAATGAGCGGGAAGCTGCCTTAAAAGAGGTTGCTGACACAGAAGCTGCTGAAGCCGAGGCTGCAACAGCCACCGAGACTGAAGCCGGGGATGAGCCAGCCATTGAGCCTGCTACTGAAGGCAATGAGGATGAGGTTGCTCAGTATAGTGAGTCAGTTCAGAAACGTATTGGCAAACTGACCGCAAAATATCGTCAAAGTGAAGCCGCTGAAACTGAGGCCATCCGAATTGCCCGGGCTTTGGTGGATAAGAACCAGGAGTTGGAAAAGCGCCTGAGTGGCATGGGTGAGGGTTATGTCACTGAACAAACCAAGCGTCTTGAAGCCCAAAAGGCCCAAATCAAACGAGCCTATCAGGAAGCTGTTGAAAACAACGATATTGAAAAACAGACCGAAGCGATGGACGCTTTTGGCTTGATTGCCATTGAGTTCGAGCGCAACCGCCTGGCCAAGATACATAATGAGGATGCGCAAACAGCTTATAGAACAGCGCAGAATCCACCGGCCCAGCAACAACAAGCCCGGGCACCACCCACCGCACCACCCGTCGCAACACCTCCAGATCCTCGGGCACTGTCCTGGAAGGATCAAAATGAATGGTTCGGTGCTGAGGGTGAAGAAGTCATGACCCAAAGTGCTTTGTTTTTTGACAAGCAGCTTCAACAAGAGGGCTTTGACCCGAAGAGCGAAGAGTACTATGGTGAGATTGATACCCGGATGCGATCGAACTTCCCGCACAAGTTTGTGGTGACTCAACCTGCTTCGGGAAAAATACCAGGGAAGGGTTCACCTGTCGCCTCGGGGAACGCTTCGGCTTCACGCAACCTGAACAGCGGGCGCAAGACCGTGAAAATGTCACCCTCGCAAGTTGCCATGGCCAGCAGGCTTGGCGTTTCTCCCGAGGAATATGCGAAATATATGTAGGAACCTGACAAATGACCGGTAAAACATCACGAGAGAACGAAATGCGCGACAAGCTCGCGCGACGTAAACCATGGGCACCGCCGCAACGTCTTGAGGCCCCAAAAGCGCCTCCCGGATTTGCCCACAGATGGCTACGCACGTCGATCCGTGGGGTTGATGATAATATCAACATCCACGCCAAGTTCCGTGAAGGTTGGGAGCCTGTCCGTGCGGATGAGTACCCAAACGAGCACGTACCAGCAATCGAAGATGGCGTTCATGCAGGCGTCATTGGGACCGGCGGGCTTATGCTCGCACGCATACCTGAAGAAACAGTCCGCGAAAGATCCGCGTATTACGGGACCCGGACCCGAGAACAGATGGACGCTGTCGACCAGGACCTCATGAAGGAAAATCATCCCGACATGCCGATCCAGAATGATCGGAAGTCTGAAGTCACATTCGGAGGTCGCGAACGCGACTCCGAGTAATCAAACTGGAGCAATACCATGGCTAACACCAATGGAAGCTTTGGCCTCCGTCCAATCGGATGTGTGGGTCAGAGTGGGTTTTCCGGTGGTTTGACCGAGTATCGTATCGCAGTAGCCAATACCAACAAGATATACCAAGGACAAGTCGTTATCCCACTTGCCGCCGGAGTCATTGACACGGCAGCAGGCGCGGAAGGCGGAACCGTAGGTCTTCTTGGTGTGTTTTGGGGCTGTGAGTACGTTTCGGCAAGCACCGGCAAGAAGGTTTATTCGAATTACTGGCCAGGAGTGGCCCCGAAAACGGGCACTTTTGTCAAAGCATTCGTCTATGACAACCCGCTGCAAACCTTCGTCATCGCGTCCGATGCCTCGCTTACCACCGAGGCCACCGCGCGCGCCCACGTCTTCATCAATGCCGATCTCTCGACCGGTGTTACCGGAATCGACGCTACCGGGATGTCTCTTGGACGTCTCGCTGTCTCGACGGTTGCATCCACTGACACCCTCAATCTTCGGATCATGGGTTTTCAGGAAGACGCGGATAACTGGGATTTCACGGCCGCCGGAATCGGTGTCATCGTGCGTCTCAACAACCACTTCAACTCGCCGAATGGCTCCATCGCTGGTGGAACCGTTTCGACAACCGGCGTATAAAGGAGCTGAACAATGGCTACTATGACCAGAGCCCAGTTCCAGGCTGAATTGGAACCAGGACTTCGAGCCCTATTCGGACTCGAGTACAAGAAGTATGAAGCCCAACACACAGCAATCTTCGAAGCCGAAAGCTCTAAACGAGCCTTCGAGGAAGAAGAGATGCTGGCAGGCTTCTCGACAGCCCCGACCAAGTCGGAAGGGTCTGGAGTGTCGTTCGATACCGCGCAAGAGGCTTGGACTGCCCGGTACACGCACGAGACTATTGCTCTCGCTTTCTCGATCACCGAGGAAGCAATGGAGGACAACCTCTATGACCGGTTGTCCAGCCGCTATTCTCGGGCACTTGCCCGGTCAATGGCGCATACCAAACAGGTCAAGGCTGCTGCGGTGCTCAACAACGCATTCAACAGCGCTTTCCTTGGCGGCGATGGGCTAGAGCTCTGCTCAACGGCCCACGTGTTGGTCAGTGGCAACACCTTTGCCAATGAGCCAGCCACTGCTGCGGACCTGAATGAGACCTCTCTCGAGGATGGGTTGATCAACATTGCAGCGTTCGTCGATGAACGTGGCTTGAAGATCGCGCTCAACGGGCAGAAAATGGTCATCCCCCGGCAACTGCAGTTCACCGCAGAACGCCTGATGGCCAGCAACCAGCGTGTCGATACCGCGAACAACGACATCAACGCGCATAAGTCGATGGGCATGCTGCCCAAAGGCTATATCGTCAACGACTATCTTACGGATGTTGACGCTTGGTTCATCTGCACCGACGCGCCACGTGGCTTGATCCACTACACGCGCACCAAACTGGCGACCAAGATGGAACCCGAATTTACAACCGGGAACCTGCGATTCAAAGCGCGCGAGCGTTACAGCTTCGGTTGGTCTGATCCAAGAGCAGTTTATGGTTCGTCTGGCGCTGCCTGACGTTAACGTAAGGTGTCTACGGAAAGGGGCGGCTTTGGCCGCCCCTCTTTTGTGATCACATCATTGACTTTGTGATCACATCATTGACTTGACCCGACGCTGTGATACTTTCACGCAGGGTGAAAATTCCCTAATCCTGGAATCCTAACGGACGCTGCGGCGTCAGGAGCAAGAAAATGCCAATTACCAATTACCCCAACGGTTTCTCTCACGGCGTGACCATTCGTGGCGTGCCGATCACCATGACCAATCCCGGAAAAGTTTTCTGGGTCAATGGCACAACCGTCATTGCTGACAGTGGCTCGGGCGGCTCGAATGCGGCCCCGGGCACATACCAGCGGCCATTCTCGACAATTGACTTTGCCATCGGCAAATGCACCGCCTCGCGCGGGGACATCATCATGGTTATGCCCGGCCACACTGAAACGATCTCGGCGGCAGGTGGTATTGCCTTGGACGTGGCTGGTGTTGCTATCATTGGTCTCGGGCGCGGCTCACTTCGCCCCAACATCACGCTCGACACAGCCACAACGGCCACCTTCTTGATGTCAGCGGCCAACACGCTCCTCCACAACGTCATCCTGACGGCCAATTTTGCCGACATCGTGCGGATGATTGATGTGACAGCTGCTGAAGCCTATATCAGCAACGTTGAATTTGTTGCAGCTGCGACGAACATGAACTGGCTGGATTGCATCGGGGTATCAGGTGCGGATGACAGCGCCGATGGCTTGACAGTCGTGGACTGCCGCGCCTTTGGTGTGGATGCAGCCAACAACGGTTTCATGCTGATTGCCAACAACATCAACCGAATGACGGTTGAAAACAATGTGGTTGTGCATGATCATGCCAGCGCGACGGCATTCATCACCCACACAACCGGTGGGATCATGCTGAACGCAATGATCCGCAACAACGCCTATTCCTCACTCCTCACTGCAGTGGATGCCATCGTCAACAACAGCGTCACAACCAACACTGGCTTTGCCATTGACAACAAGGCCAGTCATGCTGACACAGCCGCGGAAGTTCTGGTGGATGCAGATGGTCTCGGGTTGTTCAATAACACTGGCTCCGGTGTCATTACTGCCAGTGGCTATGTGCTGCCTGCGATCGACAGCTAATCCGTAAGGACAAACCATGGCAACCTCATCTTCAAGGGACTTCGAACTCGACGTCGCCGAGATGGTGGAGGAGGCCTACGAGCGCTGTGGTTTGGTTATGAGAACAGGTTACGACGCGCACTCCGCGCGCCGCAGCCTGAACCTGATGTTTGCAGATTGGGCCAATCGAGGCATCAACTTGTGGACGATCGATCAGGCAACCATCACTGTCACCGCGGCCCAGGGCCAGGAAACCTTGGCCGCGGATGTCATTGACCTTCTTGAAGTGAGTCTTCGCCGCAGCGGCACGGATCTGGAAATGACGCGCCTGAGCCGGGGGCAATACAATCGAATCCCGACAAAAACCACCGCTGGCCGACCTACCCAGTTTTGGCTGGACAAGCAGGTTATCCCAATTTTGAACATCTGGCCGGTGCCGGAAAACTCCACCGACACGATCCGCTATTACTACCTCCGACGCATGGAAGATGCGGACGCTCTGGTGAATACCACTGATATGCCTTTTCGCTTCTATCCTGCCGCAGTCGCTGGTTTGGCCTACTACACCTCCATGAAGCGGGCCCCT